AAATTATCTGCAATGTCTAATGATAGAATTAATTCATTGATTGAAAGACTAGGTGAACATTCTATTGCAAATGATTGGTCAGTATCACAAGCAAAGAATGCAGCCAAACTAGGAAAAATGATTCCTGAAGAAATGATGATTCATTTTTGGTCATGTGTTACAAGAGGTAAAAACATTAAATCTATTCAAACATTCCATAAAGAAATTGGACAATATGTCGTAGAAATTGTAAATAACAATAGAGACTTATTAAACAATAAATAAGGAGTTTTTAATATGAGTAATAAGAATTCTAGCAATAAAACATTAAAGAAAAGAAAAGTATCACAAGAAAGAATCGATAATTTTGATTTAACAAAACATTTAGTAGACTTTTTATGGAATGAACCTTTTTATAGCAGAATTCTTAGATCACTAAACAAGATTGAATCAAACATAATTCCTACAGCTGGTGTTACATCTAAAGATACAGATATTACTCTATTATGGAATAGAGAATTTATGGCAGGATTAAGTTCAAAAGAAGTAATTGGCTTATTAAAGCATGAATGTTTGCACTTAGTTTTTGGACATACTACTGAGAGAAGAAGAGATCCTCATATAATATGGAATTATGCAACAGACTTAGCAATTAATTCTACAATTCCAGAAAAAGAATTACCTGAAGGAGGTTTAATTCCTGGTAAGGCATTAACATATGAACAAGATCAATTAGAGCAGTTATCTGAAAAAGAAAAAGAATCATTCTTAAAGTTATCAGAATTAATAGCAAGTTTTCCTAAAAACAAAACATCAGAATATTATTTTGAAAAGCTTATGAGCGATTCTGATATTAAAGAATATCTTGAAAGTCAAGAACAGACTATTCAAATAGGATTTGATGACCACGATGGTTGGGACGATATTCCAGAAGATCAGAAAGAATTAATTGAAGGTAAAATAAAAGAGATTCTTAAAGAAGCAGCTGAAGAAGCAAACAATAGAAACTGGGGATCTATTTCTGCAGAAATGCGTCAAGAAATTATGAAAATGCTTTCTAATGAAATTAAATGGGAATCTTTACTAAAACGTTTTTGTGGTTTTACTAAAAGAGATGAGAGAAGATCTTCTATTAGAAAGTTAAATAGAAAATATCCAGGAATTCATTCTGGATTTAAAAAGATCTATAAGCCAATGATTGCTGTTTATATTGATGAAAGTGGTTCTGTTTCAAATCAAGAGTTATCAAAATTCTATGCTGAACTTGATAATTTATCAAATAGAACAGACTTTTATGTTTATAGGTTTGATCATAGTGTAGATGAAAAATCATCATTTCTATGGAAGAAAAATTCTAGACCAGATATGCATAGAACTTTAACTGGAGGTACATGTTTTAATGCAGTAACTAAACATGCTATTAAGAACAAGAAAAAGTTTGATGGATATATTGTTTTAACTGATGGTGGTGCACCAAAACCAGATATTTCTAGAGGACTTAAAAGGTGTTGGATATTAGCTACAGGTTGTAAGCTAATGTTTGATGCAGACAAGACTGATATTGTTATTAACATAAAATAAATTTATAAAAGAGAAACAAATGTTATATAATTACAACATGGAAACATTTAAAATTTCCAAAGAAAACAACGAATTTAAATTATATCATAAAGCAGAAAATCGTTGGTCCAGTGGTTGGACTTTCGTAGGCAAATATAAAACACAAGAAAAAGCTCAAACAGCTGCTAGACTTTACTCAAATTAAAAGGAAGAATAAATGAAGAAGTCAAATCGTTACAAAATTACTATTGACAAAAACGGCCTTGGTGACTATGAATCAAAGTTAGTTGAATATACTTTTAAATCTTCATCTCCAGAAGACGCGTTAAGAAGAATTGATGTTGTTAAAGATACATGTCAAAAAACAGGAAAAAGAATACCATATCATGCATCTCTTTATTTAGAAGCATTAGCAATTTCAGCTGAAACTGATTTATATTATAAAGACTAATGTACTGGATAGGCTTTATTGCATTAACAATATTTAATGCTTTTATTTATTACGATCAAGCTCAACATAATAAAGATGATTATAAACTAAGTCCTTATATTTTCAACTTAGTAATATTCTGTTTTTATTGCGTTGAGCTTTTATTTTTTACCTTGTTTTATCTAATCACCCAAGAAATAATAAAAATTATATGCACATTGAACTAAATAAATTTATTGAAGAAATGAATCAGACAACTTCTTCAAATGAAAAAACAAATATTGTTTTTAACGCGTCAAAAGAAGTAAGAAAAGTTTTGTATTATACATATAACAACTATATGCAATATTATATTACTCCAAAGTTACTTGAAAAAAGGCAAGATCTATGTAACAAATATACAAAATTTGATTCCATTTTTGGGCTGTTGGATTCTTTAAATTATAGATTAATTACAGGTCATAAAGCTATAGAAGAAACAAACGGCTTTATTTTAAATAATCCTGAATTAAAAGACTTGTTATATTTAATTCTTGAAAGAAATCTTAAAATTAGAGCTTCTGTTAAATTAATTAATAAAGCATGTCCTGGGTTAATACCTACATTTAATGTTGCTTTGGCAAATAAATATGATGAGAAAACAAAGAAGAAAGTAGACTTTAATAAAGATGTTTGGTATGTATCAAGAAAACTCGATGGTGTACGCTGTCTTATTATTGTGGATGACAAAGGAAAAGCAAAATCATTTTCAAGAGCAGGAAAACAATTTCATACATTATCCTTGGTAGAACAAGAATTAGAAAAACTAGGTGTTAAAAATATTGTTTACGATGGCGAAATGTGTATTGTAGACGAAGATGGAAATGAAGATTTTCAAAACATTATGAAAGAAATAGGTCGTAAAGATCATACAATACAAAATGGTTTATTTCAGATCTTTGATTTTATTCCTTATAGAATGTTTGCAAAAGGTTATGGAGAAGCAGGACTATTTTCTCAAAGAATATTAGCACTTCAAAGTTTAATGCTTGGAGAAAAACTAAAATATATTGATTTTCTAGAACAAACTCCAGTTACTAATTTTGAAGAATTAGATGCATTAACACAAAAAGCTTCTGAAAAAGGCTGGGAAGGTTTAATGATTCGAAAGAACACGATTTATCAAGGAAAAAGATCTAATGATATATTAAAGATCAAAACATTTCATGATGCTGAATATGAAGTTGTTAATACTTTTAATGGTCTTTTACGCTATATAAAAGAAGGTGTAGAAGTTGAAGAAGAAATGTTGAGTGGAGTTGCTATTAAACATAAAGGAAATATTGTTAGAGTAGGAAGTGGATTTTCTATAGATCAAAGAAAACATTTGTTTGAAAACCCACAAGACATTTTAGGAAAAACAATTACAGTTCAATATTTTGAAGAATCACAGAATCAAAATGGAGAATACTCGTTAAGATTTCCAGTTATAAAGGTTATTCATGGTGAAAAAAGAGAATTTTAATTTAGAAGGAAAACTTTGTTATTACAGAAAAGAAATTGTTTTAGTTATAAAGAAAAAGAAAAGTATTCTTAAGTTTTCTTCTAACTTAGAACAGCACGATAGCTATGATGTTTTATTTTCTAAAGGAGGTATAGATCAAGTTGGCGCAAAAAGTTTAAAACCTCTTAATTAATTATAAGATATATAAGATATATAAGATATGTACTAATCAAAATATAACGAGGAAAAAATGAAAATAACAGAAAGCAGATTACGTAGAATTATTCGCAATGTTATTGCTGAAAGCATGGAAATTGATGATATTGACTTAGCAATAGAAAGATTATCAGGTATTGTAGAAATTGAAGCAGCGAATGGCACAAAACCATCAGATAAAGCAATAGAAGCGGCACGTGAAGTTTTCAGACTAATTGAAGATCCGAATTCAGGCTACAATGAAGAGGACTTGTTTCGCACGTTATGTGACGATCCTGCAAATCAACCTCATAGAGAAGCTTATTTAGCAAATCTAGGTATTTATGATCTAGAAGAAACAGTTGATGTCGATGAAGACTATAAACGAGATTTCGAAACATTTCAACCTCGAAGATATTAATAATATTTTAAATATTTTAGTTTTATAGAATAATTGATAAACCAGCTCAAAGCTGGTTTTTTTGTATCTGTGAAAAGTCATAAGAAATTGA